TAAGGAAACATATGGAACGTAAACTAGCAAGTATTCAAGTAGTTAATCGTATCTACTTCATTGAAGGTGCGGATAAGATCTGTCAATACGGTATTAATGGATGGCGTGTTGTAGACCAAATTGGTAAGTACAACGTGGGTGACAAGGTAGTGTACTTTGAGATTGACTCATGGATTCCCCATGTGGTAGCCCCGTTTTTATCTAAAGGTAAAGAGCCAAAGATATATAATGGTATCCCAGGTGAACGACTACGTACTATTAAGCTACGTAAGGCGCTCAGCCAAGGGCTAATCATGCCTGTAGATCTTCTGTCAGATCACCTAGATATTGGGGACGATGTTTCTGATATGTATGCCGTTACTAAATGGGAGCCACCACCAGAGTTCACAGCTGCAAATGCTAAAGGTAGCTTTCCTTACTTCATCCCCAAGACAGATCAAGAACGTATTCAAAATTGCTATGATCAACTGAAGAGTGAAATCGAGAACAGCCTATGGGAAGTAACGGAGAAACTTGAAGGTAGCTCTTGCACGATGTACTGGAAAGATGGTGAGTTCGGTGTATGCAGCCGTAATATCGATTTGAAAGATGATGGTAACACCTTCTGGCAAGTTGCTCGTAAGTACAAGGTAAAAGAGTATCTTGAGAACCTGGGTAGCAACATTGCTCTGCAGGGCGAACTGATTGGCCCGGGTATCCAAGGTAATATCTACGGTTTAAACGAGCATGAATGGAGAATCTTTGATGTGTTCGACATTGACAGGCAGCAGTACCGCCGACCGCTTGAGCGACAAGCTATCGCTAACAAGCTCGATGCGTATATCCCTCTTGTTCACTGCGGCCCTGTACTCGCTACTTATGATGAACTTCTTGCTATGGCAGATGGCCCGAGTGATCTTAACCCAAATCATCTACGTGAAGGATTGGTGTTCAAGAGGCTTTCGGATGATCGTCTCTCTTTTAAAGTAGTGTCTAACAAATATCTGGAAAAGCAATGAACGAATACTTAGAAGATTACGAGCCCATTGACATAGTAGCAATCGATGCTGACAGTATGGTGTATGAAATTGCTTGTGTAAGCAACAACCGGGTTAAAAACAAAAGTACACTCCTACAGAAGATCGAAAAAGTTATTGGNGGATTACAAGCTAANACAGCTTACGTATATATCAAAGGTAAAAACAACTTTAGGCTAGACTGCACAGACGACTACAAAGCTAATCGCAAAGATAACTTAACAGATCAACAGCGAGAAATGCTAGCATACTTATATGAAGATGCTAAAGAATATTGTACAAGTAGCGATGGTGGTGAAGCAGATGACTACTGTGGTATCATGGCAGAGTACGCGCGGAGTAATGATCTCTCATTTGTGATAAGCCATATTGATAAAGATCTGAATATGTTAGAGGGAACTCATCATAACTTTCGTAAGAACGAAGTATATAAGACAGATAAAGAGTTTTCTTATCGGTTTCTAATGAGACAGCTACTAACAGGTGACGCAGCTGATAACATTAAGGGCCTATGGAAAGTAGGCCCAGTAGGCGCTCTAAAAATTATAGAGCCAACAGCAACCCATAACATTTTGCAAGTTGTGCTTGATACCTGGCGAGACCGAGTTGGTAACAATTGGGAGGATGCCTTTACAAAATGTGCTAACCTAATCTGGATCAGAGATACTATTGAAGATCTTCGACCACTAACATTTGAAGAATTAAAGGAGAGGTTCGAATGGAAGACGACACCGGACACTGGATTGCCCTTACACCAAGACCCAAAAACGCCGTTGGATTCATCTACTACGTGTATGGCCCAACAGGACGAATGTACATTGGCAGAAAGCAGCTAATTAGTGTATCACGAAAGACTGTACCGGGAAGAAGAAACAAAGTAGTTACACGTAAAGAGAGTGACTGGAAAACATATGCTACCTCCTGCAGAGAGCTCCATGACGATATAGATCTCTATGGTCTTGATGCATTTGTATTTGTTATTTATAAGTGGTGCTTCGGTGCAGGCGATCTCACATACAGCGAGGTTCAAGAACAGTGGGCTGCTGAGGTATTGTCTAGAGAAATGACGGAGCACGGTGAACGTAAGTATTATAATGGAAACATTGGGGCAGTAAAGTTTTTAAAACCAATCACATGAAAAAACAAAAAGAACCACAAGAAGGAGTTCCTCTGGAGTACCACGAAGAGCGACAGCAGCTATTCTCTAAAAAGAAGGCACATAAGAAAGAGGATTACAAGCGTCGGGAGACCTTGAAAGACCTCGAAGATGATAAATACTGGAACTAATTTAAAGGACACTATATGAAACTCGGATTTTTAAACCTGCTTACCCTGATCTTTGTTATCTGCAAGCTGGCTAATGTAATTAGCTGGTCATGGTGGTTGGTATTTGCGCCATCTATCTTTGGTCTCGCGGTTATTATCTTACTACTTGCTTTGTTTGTCTGGTCGAAGGGCTAATGTGCATAATCGTGTAAAAGAAAAATTACATTGAGGTGTTTGAAAGGCTTCAATAATGTCAAGATGGATACAAACTAAGTGTCCCAAGTGCCCCTCTCATGATGCGTTCTCCTATAAAGAAGGTGATGAGTGGGGATATTGTTTCTCATGGTAGATCTGCTAAAGTAGATCCCACAGATATTATCACTAAAGAGAATTACTCTATGCACACACTAGAAGAAATTGAAGAATATGATACACGAGGTTTCAAAGAGAGGCATATTACTAAAGATGTGGCTCTCCATTATGGTGTTAAGGTATCTTATGGAGAGGGTGGTAGTATCTTGGCACATTTCTACCCATATACTCGGAAAGGTGTGGTCGTTGCCTACAAACAACGAACTCTTCCAAAGTCATTTACCACTATTGGAAAGTTCAGTGATGTTGAACTATTCGGGCAAAATGTATCTGGACAAGGTGGAAAGCGAATCGTCATTACTGAGGGCGAACTAGACTGTTTAGCAGTAGCGCAGGCTCAATATGACAAGTATAACAGGTTTTATCCAGTAGTTGCTATGACGTCGTCCACAGCTACAGCGGTAGTGCTTGCCCAACGAGAATGGTTACGTACCTTTGAAGAGGTCATCCTTATGCTAGACATGGATGACCCCGGAAAAAAGGCTACTGAAGCGGTAGCTAAAATTATTGGTTACGACAAAGTCAAGATTGCTAAATTGCCAGCTAAAGACCCCTGTGAAGTTCTTAAGATGGACAATGGTAGCGCTACCTTAATGGAATGTGTCTTCAGAGCACAACCATATAGCCCTTCAGGTGTACTACGCGGGGAAGCTATCTGGGAACAATTCAAGATCAGGGAGACCGCAGTAAGTGTAGCTTACCCACGATGCTTGAATGGTCTCAATGAGAAGCTTGATGGTATGCGTATGGGCGAGATTGTGCTATTCACTTCTGGTACAGGCTCTGGTAAGAGCACTGTAATAAAAGAAATTGTGTTTGATATCCTTGCTAAAACCACGGATATGGTAGGTATGGTATCATTAGAAGAGTCCATTGGTGATACTGCTGAGAAGTTTATCAAGATGGAGCTGAGAGCTAACCAATCGTTTGATACATGTACTGACGATGAGAAACGTGCAGCTTTCGTTCGTGTATTTGGTGATGAACGGCTAGTACTACTTGACCATCAGGGGTCTGTGAGTGATGATTCTCTTGTTGATAAGATGGAATACCTTGCGCTAATGGGGTGCAAGTATATCATCCTAGACCACATCACTATTGCCGTATCTGAAGGCCAAGATGGTAAGACAGGTAACGAAGCAATTGACTCATTCATGAGTGATCTATTGAAGCTTGTTAAGAAACATAACATATGGCTTGGTGTAATCAGCCACTTACGTAAGGGTAAGAATGATCAAAAGGCGTTTGAAGAGGGTAGGCTGCCGTCACTAGACGATGTGAAGGGTAGTGGGTCAATTAAGCAGATCTGTTTTGATATTATAGCCTTTGCTCGGAATATGATTGCTGAGGATCTTGTTGAGCGTAACACTATCCGATTCCGAGCACTCAAGGCCCGTTTTACAGGGAACACCGGTGACTGTGGTAGTGTGTTATATGATATAAAGACAGGGAGGCTGAAAGAATTAAGTGTAGTTGACTTTGACTAAATAAGGAACACAATGGATCCAGTGAAGTATCTAACCGGAAAGGTTAGGAAAGTAATACCAGATTCAGAACGCATATACAATGAAGGGGCAAGTATTATAGCCCATATAGACGGATGGGAGGGCCTTATTGGTGATGCAACAAACATTGCGTGGGATACCACCCTGAAGTACTGTCTAAAGAACAAGACATCTACATACAAGGCAGCAGCAAAGCTTACATTCGTAAGTACATCTATTGGTACACAGATAGCTGCACACCTTGGTATAGAGGAACCCACAGTGAAGACCACAATCTCACTTGGCGATTTATTTATTGAGAGCTTCCTGCAACAAGGTCTGGTTGAGATCTTCCGGGAGTTCGAAGGTAGAAAAGCACCCTACATGTTGCAGATCATCAACGATAAGGATCTGTTCAAGCCGATGTTGGTAGGCACATTCTTCAATAAGCCGGTACCTATAGCTAGTCTGAGGTCACCGATAACAAAAGAACCGTATATCAAGGGATGGACGAATGGAAAACTATTCGCTCAGTACTTAGATACACGGTTCATCAAGTCATTGGACATGCTTAGACAGCAACCGTGGAAGATCAATCGAGTGGTGTTAGACGCTGCATTGGGTGAGCCACCACAGAAGACGATTGAGATCGTTGATGTTGAGACAGGTGAGATTGTCACCATGAACATCCACGAGAAAGCACCCAAAGGTACATACACCTATCTTGGAGTACCCTTCAAGGGTAAGACCGATAAGCGACTACAGAAGCTAATCTCCAAATACTACGAGTACACCCAAGTAACCCGGAAAGCATGCTTGATAGGTAAACAGGAGTTCTACCAAGAGGTGTCATGTGATTACCGTGGTAGGGTCTACTACTCAGAGTCATTCCTGAGTTATCAAGGTGGTGATCTTGCCAGAGCATTGATGATGTTTGGTAATGA